TTGTGAAAACTCTCCATGTATAGGACAATCTATAAGGATTTTGGTGTGGTTGTTGATATAGTGAGTTTTGGTATAACCATACCTTTCCCCGTGAACGGTTATGGATCTGGCGATAAACTCTTCTGTCGTTAGTCTTCGGCTCATAATATTCTGCTATTTGGAGTTTTCCTCCATATTTATACATAGATTATATGTCTAGAATTGTTGATGAAATTTTTGGGGATGTTTGTTTGGATGAGAGAATTTCTGATGGTATTTTTCGCCTTGGTGAAGAAGCTCATATGAATGCTCTTCGGGATCATTTAATCAAGAGGGGGCTGGCTCTTGAAGATGCAATTACCGTAACCAATAAGATGTTGGAAGGAAAATTTCCAGAAAGACAGGTTTATAGGGCGGAAGATGGAATCCTCGTAACATTCCCCACTCCTCAACATAAAGCGAACGCGATGAAGGAAAACCCGGGGAAATATACGGAGAAGAACCCCATTCCTCAAGCTGCTCCTAAAGAGCCTGCTCCGGAACCAAGCCCACCACCTCGATTAGCACCTTCCGGTCCTGCGCCAGCACAGCCAGAACCGAAGGGAATACAGCAAGGTGGAAATCTCTTGGCAATTGAACCTCCGCGTGGACCGGAGAAGCCTGAACCACCTCCAGCACCACCAACGCCTCCTACGACTCCTCCCAACACTCCCGAAAGAGTGGCGGCAGAAAAAGCTGTGGTAAAACAAATGATCAATACAGATGACACTGCTTTGACATCGAGATATGTTCCACCCATTCCTGAAAGTTGTATCAAGCAACTAGCTATATTACGGGAGCACGCCATTTCTCGCGGTTTGAAAGAAGCAAGTGATTTCCTAAGCCAATATGTGAAATCCTAAAAGATGTTACCGATTTTTCTATGAACGAATTCGAACACAGACAATTACTGTGTACTTTCTCCAATAACCAAGATTTCCGTCAAACAGTCGCGGAAATCAAGGTCTTCTATGAAGTGTACAGTAAACGCATTTTTGCGTTCTCCAATATCAACAATCCAAAGGAACTCTATCTCACTTACAATGTGGTGAACATGAAAAAGGATGGACAGAAGTTTCCTAACACGATTTTGATTCACCGTAAAAAGCAGACAAATACGCTTTACACTCTTAATGCCATGAACAAGTTGATCGAAGAAGAAAATGGTCAAGCCGATAAGTCCTTCGTGGTCAACTGGAAGCTTTACGAGAACTCCCTCATTATCACCGGCGACGTGTCTGTTCGCATCATTCCCCTGAAAATATTCAACGTTTTCGAGGGCGAATAAAAATACTCATTGCCACTTAAAATAAGTTGCAAAATGAGTTTTTCCATGATAGAATGCTATTTATTGAGGTAAGAAAGTTGAGACCTACCAACGTGGTTAGCCGATTGACTTAATTACCTAGTTAAACACTAAAATGATAAAACATTATGATAGACGTACAAAAACTCGCTGATCGTCTCAAGAAATTTGAGAACGAAGAAAAACAGTCCGAAGCTTCTAAACACCTTTGGAAACCCAAAGAGGGTTTGCAGACGGTTCGGATAGTCCCCTACAAGTTCAACCTCGATAGTCCCTTCATTGAATTGAAGTTCTATTACAAGCTCGCCGGCAATAATTACCTCGCTCCCTGCACCTTTGGCAAACCAGATCCTATTCTGGAATTTGTCGAGACGCTTCGATCGAGCGGTGTTCAGGCCCAAAGGGAACTCGCCAAGAAGCTGGAACCCAAGTCTCGTACCTATGCTCCCGTCATCGTTCGTGGTGAAGAGGAACAGGGCGTGCGTTACTGGGGATTCGGAGTTACTGTTTACAAGCAACTCCTCAAGCTCATAACCAACCCGAAGTGGGGTGATATCACCTCTCTGACGGAAGGCAATGACCTTGAGATTGAATTCCACAAGGAATCCAAGAAGAAAGGTAAGGATGGTAAATCCTTCCCAGAAACGAACATTACCCCTGATCCGAGAAAAACACCTGTGGTTAATCCAACCCGTGGTGATCTCGTTCAAAAAATCAAGGAACAGGTCGATATTCTGACGTGTTGGAATCTTCCAGAATACGCAGACTTGAAGGCCGCTATGGATAAGTTCCTCAATCCCGAAGCTGCTGCTGAAGCGGCTGAAGGTGAAGCCGGGGATGATGTCGATGAAACTGCCGCTGCTCCTGCAAGCGTCACTCCAAATCCAGCACCCGCGACAACTGCCGCACCGGCAACTGTAGCGCCTTCCGCACCACCAGAAGATCTAGGCCAAGCATTTGAAGACTTCTTCAAAAAGTAAGCCGTGATTGGTTAAAATATCTTGCAAGGTTACCAGTTTTCTGGTAACCTTGCAAGTATCATCACAAAAGGAGAATTCCCATATGGCAAAGAAGACAAGTGGTAAGCACGTAGAATTTGACGAGTCGGTAGATCGAGATGAACTCGCAGTATTACTTGCGAAAGAACTCAACAAAGGCGGTAAAGTATCTTACTTTTTGGATGAGGATGACAATCCTTCTCAAGTGACCGAGTGGGTATCAACTGGTTCAACCCTTCTTGACCTTGCCATTTCCAATCGACCTAACGGAGGACTTCCTGTAGGTCGTATGGTGGAGTTGAGTGGTCTGGAAAGCACAGGCAAATCCCTTATCTGTGCCCAGATCATCGCCGAAACGCAAAAGCGTGGAGGGCTGGCAGTATTTTTTGATTCAGAGTTTTCCGTTGATCGAAATTTCTGGGTTGCTCTTGGAGTTAACATCCGCAATGTCAACTACGTTCCTTTCACTACCATCGAAGAGTACTTCAATAAGTTGGAGCAATGTATTGGAGCATTCCGCAAAAACAATAAGGATCGCTTGCTTACCATTTTTGTGGATTCCGTGGCTCAAGCATCGACCGAATCTGAAATGGAATCAGTTCACGGAGTTGATGGCTACAATACGGGAAAATCTATTGTTATCAGCAAAGCTATGCGTAAGATTACTGGGCTCTGTGCTCAACAGCGCATTTTACAAGTTTACACCAACCAAGTTCGCTACAATATGAATGCTGGTCCGTTCGGAGACAAGTGGATTGTTCCCGGCGGTAAAGCGCTTCCATTTGCTTGTTCCGTTCGCATTCGTCTTGCCAACCTCGGCAAACTCAAGAATGCCGCGAAGGAAGTCATTGGAATGGAATGTCAGGCCCAAGTCATCAAAAATCGTTGCGGACCTAATTACCGCACGGCGGCGTTTGATGTCATGTATGACTCAGGCATTCAAGATCGAGCAAGTTGGCTTGATTACATGAAACTGCACGGCATTATCACGGGGGATGGGCATGGATATGAATACAAGCGCGTGGATGGAAAAAAGACTGAGTTCAAGCCCGCCGAGTTCCCTGCGCTGGTGAATGGAGACCCTTCTCTTAAGGAAGAACTTTACCAAGCGATTTGTGACAACTATATCATGAAATACCGCGACCCCAATTCCAAAATCGAAGTAAATCTCGAAAGAACGAATGACGAGAATGATGATATTACGAAGAATGCAGTGAAGGAAGAATGATTTATGGAATTCACTGCCGAAGAACGAGCGGCGTTAAAGGGCATTTACAATCAAGTCAAAGATGACTTGACAAAGGCCCATACCGAAGCTCGTTGGCAGAGAACCACCAACTCCGATGTGCTCATAGTTGATGGTATGAATAATTTCATGCGTGCGTGGTCGGCGATTCCTTCAATGAATGATAATGGGGATCATACGGGAGGTATTGTAGGATTTTTCAGGTCGGTTGGGTATGCTATCAAATTGCTCCACCCTACTCGTTGCGTTGTAGCATTTGATGGGATAGGCGGCTCGTTCAAGAGACGCAAAATCTATCCCGAATACAAGGAACGAAGAAAGAACAAGATACGTCTCAACCGAATCTACGAAGACCAAACTACGTGGTCGGAGGAAGAAAAGAATTGCTTGATGCAGTTGGCTCGGCTGGATCACTATCTCCAACTCCTACCAGTCAATATTCTTCGTCTTGACCACGTAGAAGCGGACGATACCATTGCCTACTGTGCAATGGATACTTTCAAGAACTCCAACGTGACCATTATGTCAACTGACAAGGATTTCCTTCAGTTGGTTATGGATCGAATCAAAGTCTGGAGCCCCACCAAGAAAATAATCTATGGTCCCGCCGAAGTCATGCGGGATTTCGGATTCCACCCTAACAATTTCGTATTGTTCCGAGCGATGGATGGAGACGCATCCGATAGCATTGATGGTATCAAAGGAGCAGGGCCAAAAACAATCCTCAAATGTTTTCCGTTTTTGGCTGAGGAAAAGATACATACTCTCGATGACATTATCAATCATGCGATGGTTGACCCGAAGAAGTATAAAATCTACGAAAAGGTTATTGAGGGGAAGGCCATCCTAGAACGAAATATCGCGTTGATGCAACTCAAGGATAGTTTGTTGACAACGACCGCTCAACTGATGGTAAATGAACTTTTGGAAACTCCACAGATTCCCCATATGAACCGCAACGCATTCGTGCGGTTGATTGTGGAGGATGGTATGGTCAATAACTTCCCCGACCATCAAAATTTTCTTACAGAGTGTTTTGGTGGTATGGATTCTGTTGTAAGAGATGATAAATAGAAATAAAAGAATATTGAAAATGAATAAGAAACGTGTTGAAACTCGTTGGAAAAGGCACCATGACAAACAAGAACTCAAAAAGCAAGTCGAAAAAGAGATTGAAGAAGGAAGTGAACGACTGCCTAATGGATCTGGGAGAGTGGAGAAAAAAACGTCTTGAACGACTGTGTAAGTTCGAGGAGCAGAGTCGCAAAATAGATCTTGCCGTAGGAACATTTAACGCGAGCGACGGATTATGAAATCAATAGTAGTGAGAACATGTACCAGATGTGGGAAGAAACTCTATTTCTTTATCCATAGGAGTGGTCCCATGAAATTAGAAACTGCTTGTGCAACTTTTTGTGCGAAATGTATGATTAGAGGACTGGCCAAACCACGATGAAGTACAAGACACTCAAATTCGGCAGGTGCTATATGAATGAAGATGGTTCATTTGTGATTGGATTGCTCATGGGAAACAAAGAATATGGATATATCTTCGCGGCGAGTCATGCACATCCAAACGTATTTTTAGGAACTATCCACATCCAAAAACGGGTAGTAGAAAATGATAGTCACTGGACGGAAATTCCTCATGAGATGTTCAACATAGCTTCATCGCTCCATGCGACGGGGCATGTAGTAAAGATGCCAGCCGGATGGCGGGCATTTGTGGAGGAACATAAGAACGATCCTGATCCTTGGGATCGACTGGCGGCTTCGAAACTTTTTTCCAAGACGCCAGCTACGATTGCCAAGTATCGTTGAAAATAGTTGGAGTTTTTTGCTTGGAGTTATATACTTATATGTAGATAGGAACTATATGGGAAGAAGGAAAAAGTATGAAACTGAACAAGAACAACTCGAAGCAAAACGCCGCTGGAGGCGGGAATGGTATTATCGAAACGCAACCAAAGTCAACAAAGAACGAATGTGGGAATACTACAGAAAAAAAGAAGTGGATCAGAAAGTGCCCATTGTGTAATAAAGAAATGTATTATGCTCTAAAACGAACACGTAATCAAGCAAGCCTCAAAAACAGTCGGTGCAATTCTTGTGTTCGTAGGGAACAAAATAAACTTCGTGGGGATAAAATAGAAACTCGTTTTACGAGGGAATATCTCAGGGATGAGTATGTTATAAGAGGTAAATCTATCAAGGAAATAGTCATCTCCAATAACACTAATTATCAAAAAATATCCAGTCTATTACATAAATACGGTATAAAAGTAAGAAATAAACTTGAAATCGCATTCAATAAAGCAGAGGGATTTATTGGACGTAGATTTGATATGTTGGTTGTTATTGGACGTAAAGAAAATGATAGGAACCGAGGAACAATGTGGGAATGTAGGTGTGATTGTGGTAAATCTGTTGTTTATACTTCACATCATCTAAAATCTGGTGATTGTAAATCGTGTGGGTGTAAAAGAAAAACTCAATATGAAGAAATCCCCGGATCATATTTCAATACACTAAAAACAAATGCTTCCGCTAGAAGTTTGGAATACGCCGTGACGCCCGAGTTTTTGTGGAATCTATATCTAAAACAGAATAAACGATGTGCGTTGAGCGGTGTAGAAATAAAGTTTGGAAATCAATACAAAAAGATTCCATTTACGGCTTCATTGGACAGAATAGATTCATCTAAAGGATATATTGAAAGTAATGTCCAATGGGTTCATAAGTTAGTAAATCAAATAAAATGGGATTTATCTCAAGAAGAGTTTCTTCGTTGGATAGATATTATTCATACATTCCAACACCCACCCATTCATAATAGCGTTCCAACATCTGTGATAGCGTATTCTACTGGATTACCTATTCCAAGAGGAAATGTTTCCTTTCCGTCGTGTAGTGAGGTATAAAGGTGGGGTTATTATAAGTGGACTTTTGAAGCAAATGAGTGTAAGATACTCGGAACGAAAATAGGAAAGACAATAT